GGCGATGCTGGAGTCGTATCCTGCGGATGCTATCGGGTGGATGGAGCCACAGGCGAAAACCCGCTTCATGCCAGAGAAGCTAGACTCCGACTACATGAAAGCTGTGGAGTCTGGTGATGTGGAGGCGCAGCAGAGGATGGTGGATGAGGCGGCGATGAGGGCTGGGTATGATTTATCACATAGACGACAAAAAACACGCAACCACTCACAATCCAAAAATGTTATGCAGTTTGTGCTGCGTGACGAAGGCGGTAATGAAAACTATGGGCCAATTGAAACTCTGGCGAAATCATCTGACTACCAAGAACCAAGTGATGATGTAGTTAATTTTGCCTCTAAATACTATAATATCAACCAAGAAGAAGCAAGAAGACTTCTTGAGCCAACGAGCATTGTAGATGATGCTGGGGCGTGGGATGATAAGCAGTTTGTAAGTGATTTATGGCAAGCTATGGACTCTAAAGAGCTTCCAGAGCAAACTGGTTTCAAAACGCCAAATGGAGCGGTTGAAATTGACCCAACCAAAAGCTCTTTCAAATCCGCCGACCCAATCACCCGCGACGATTCTGGCAATGTCATCCCGTTGAGCAAGCGGTTTGATGTGGGGAGTAGGGATATGCGGTTTATGCCAGAGGGCTACAAATCTCATCATGACGAGACATTGCTAAATAGCGCATGGAACGGCAAAGAACTTGATCTAAATAGACCGTTCAAGGCGAACGAGTCTCTTCCATCTCTAGCAATGAGAACTAAATGGGAAGAGAAACCACTAGTCAGCAAAGGCGATTTTGATTTTAATGAAAAGGCTAGAGTCATATTTGGTAAGAACAAGAATGGTGATGATGTCACATTTAAGTTTGATCCAAAACTCTTGAATCCCCCAAACATTGTTGACTTTGCCGATGTGTATACAGGTGAGCAGATACAATACACAATCGCAGACCGCATGTCTGCTGTTGATGGAGACATGGGAGGCACATTGCATCCATTCCTCAAAAACAACGATATCGTAATCGAGGGGCCGGATGGTCAAAAATATGTGGTTGGGTGGGGAAATAACTCTGCTACCGTTGGGACAAAGATGCGAAGAAAGGCAAAGGACGGAGCTAATGTTCTCATGGTGTATTTGATGGGCAATGATGCACATCAGTCAAACACTAGGACTGTGAGGCTTTTTGATACTCAACTTGAGAATTCGTCCAAGCCGGGTCATATGATTGATATCGCAAGAGCATATTCATATATCCCTATTAAAGAAATAAAGCACGCATCTGCTCTTAAAGAGGTTGCAAGAATTGATGGTTTGCTCAAAAAAGCAAAAACATTAAATAAAGGATCAGATTACATCAATAAATTAAAAAGCGATAAAAATTTAGCAATTAAAGAATCGCAAAAATTTAAAGTATCTGCATACGAAACAGAGCTTGCTGGTATTTTCCGTAAAGTAAAATCATCACAAACAAGACTTGATAACGGTATTGGAAAGCAATCAACTGTTGATGCAAACATTAAAGAGTTGTCTGACTTTGCATCCTCAAAAAAAGGCAAAAGCCTTATTGGGGAAATACCATCACAATTCATCTATGAGATGACTGGAACATTTGATGGCAGAAAATCAGCGGTATCTCAAATTTCCAACTTGAAACTATATGACTTTGATGGCCCAGCTTTGTCTGCGGCGACTGCCGATATGGAGTCTGGAGACAAGAATGCAATTGTGACGGCAATAGACCTTTCAAATGATCAGGACTTTTTTATGCTGTACATGGGAGATGATCCAAAACAGATCAACGCAATGACAAGTTCGGAAAAAGCCGCTGCTGCAAAACTCAAACAAAACAGCAATTTTGTAATTCATGAGGCATACGATACGCTGATCCTTAGTCCTCTGGGGGGGCGCAGAAACTTGAATTCCAGAATGGAAAATGCCCTTGACGCGGTGCCAGATAGCTTTCAAGCTGTTCTTGACGATAGGCCAAATGTTAAGGCTCAAGTTGGAAAAACGGATGCAAAAGGAAAACTGATTCTTTCGGAAGACAACCTTCTTAATACAGTAAGGGATCAGCAGTCCGTGCCGCTAATATACAATCCAAGAAAATGAAACCAAGCGACTACATTCTCACATTGAATAAAGATCGTGTGAGCGAATTTGAGAAAATAGGATTTACTGCTTATGCGGTTGGCGATGGAACCTACTATGCCGTTGACGCAGATGCTCCACAAGAGTCACATGAACTTGCTGTATCTGCCATTGACGGAAACCTTGACGCAATGGATGAGGTTCGTGGGTTTAAACTTCCTGAGCAGAAAGATGAGCAGACACCCGCTTACAAAGGTAACGCTTCAGCTATTGCAAACGCCGCGAAGCTGAAGTAAAACTAACCACCATGAGCGAGAAACTAACCGCAGAACCAGATCAAGAGTGGTTCGCAGAGGTCATGCGCCGAGCCGAGGAACACGGCAACAGGCAACGCGTGGAATTCTGGAACCCACAGGCAGCGGCAAAGTGCCTCTGGCTACTGGCGCAGGGCAAGAGCATCAAGTCCACCTCCGAGATCACAGGTCTTGCCCGTGACACCGTGCGCTCACTCATGTGGCGGCACAGCGACACTCTGGAGACGAAGCGGAAGGAGTTCAGCCAGAAATATGCGATGGCTGCTGAAACCTACACGGACTTGCTATTTGCGAAGGCAGACCAACTTGCCGACGATCCAGACCAACTCAAGAACATCTCCCCCGACCGACTGGCGATCACCGTGGGAGTTTTAACGGACAAGTCCATGCAACTATCTGGCATGGCTACCGCGGTTGTGGAACACAGGCAGGGGGCGAGTATCGACGATGCCGCCAAGATGATCGCAGAGGCTAAATCTCGCATTGCCAGCAAGGTGAAGGCGAAGGCAGTCGAGGCTGAAATTGTCGCATGATCCCAGAACCAGAGTCGAGATTTGATGGGCCGATATTTCACCACTATGTGGTGGAGCATGACGGCGTGCAGCACAAGTGCAACACCCTAGCCTACGCCTCGTACTTGGCCGAGAAGTTCAACGCTAAGGTTTGGAATGTGGTGCTGGAGAAGCACATAAGACCATTTATAGGCGTTTGTCAGCACTGCCAGAACCGCAAGAAATACCGCGAGCTTCACCTTGTGGACGGCAACCGTGGGTCATTCCCGCCAGAGTACGACACCCTTGGGTGTGATGATTGTGATAGCGTTTACAGAATTGTTGATATTCTCATGGAAACTGGCGCATACAGGATTAAAGAGGAGGTGGCATGCTAGAGTGGAGAAAACATCCTATTTTGCAGCCACCAACTGACGAAGAGTTGGTTTTGATGGAGCCAGAGGAATTGGTGGATCTTCACAGAGTCTACCATGAAGCAATTTCCAATGCCGAAAGCGATCCATACAGATACGGGTTTAGGCTTCCACATTGGGCTAAAGCCGAGGAACAACTATCTCAAGTGTCTGAAATACTTGCACTTGGAGGAAATCGCAGCGGCAAAACTGCATTTGCTTCGTACTGTGTAGTGAAAGCCGCTATTGAGAATCCAAAGTCAGAGATCATGTGTTTTTCGCAGACCTCTGAAGTTAGTATCAGGCAACAACAAAGCGCAGTATGGGAATGGCTGCCAGTTGAATTACGCACAAAGCAAACATCGGCTAATGCTTACATCTCATACACTAAGAAAAACGGATTTACGGATAACTCTCTAATCCTGCCTAACGGGTCGCAGATTATCTTCAAAACATATTCCCAGTTCCAGAACAATCCGACCATTCTAGAAGGTGCTGAACTTGGTTGTCGTAATCCCAAGTGGCACAACATAGGTGTATGGCTCGACGAGCATCTTGGTGGCCCGGAATTGATCAATACCCTGCGATTCCGCCTTGCAACACGCAATGCGCAGCTTCTGCTAACCTTTACTCCAATTGATGGATATACAGAGGTTGTTAAAGAATACTTGGATGGGGCTACGACCATTGAAAACCGCGAGGCAGAACTCCTCGGCGGCGAGCTTGTCCCCTATGTGCAGCGGAGTAAGAAGCGAAATGCCAGCGTCCATTATTTCCATTCACAGGACAACCCTTTCGGTGGCTACGAGCGGATTAAGGAGACACTGGTGGGGAGGCCTAGGGAGGAGATCCTAATTCGTGCGTACGGGGTTCCAGTCAAGTCCCACGCCACCAAATTTCCCAAGTTCAACAAGGAGGTAAATGTGGTATCTCCCGACACTATTCCAACGAAAAATGTGACGCGCTACCATATTGTCGATCCTGCGGG